AGTCAATGACCGCAACTCGTAAAGGTATAGACAATACACCGGGAGCTGGTGATATTAAAAACCTTGAGAATGTATGCTATGAAATACTAGAACCAGTACGAGCTAAATTTGAAAAACCAGTAACTGTAACTTCTGGTTATAGATCAGAAGAGTTATGTGAAGCTATAGGATCAAAAAAAACTTCGCAGCATGCAAAAGGTCAAGCGGTTGACTTTGAAATAGCAGGAGTTCCTAACATACAAATAGCCTATTGGTTACAAAACAATGTAGACTTCGATCAACTGATCCTCGAGTTCTACAATCCTGACGACCCCGCAGGTGGTTGGGTTCATGTTAGTTACAATGAAAAAGGATCAAACAGGAAACAAGTCTTAACTTATGATGGTAAGAAATTTGAAAATGGCTTGCCAGATATGAAGTGGAAAGATGGGAAGGTAACAGGATAATGTGGTTTAGTGCAATTAAATTGGCTATCAACGCTGGTAGTCATATCTATAAAAAGAAACAAGAAACTAAAATGATGATGGCAAACGCACAAGCTAAACACGCAGAGAAGATGGCTAGTGGTGAGCTTGAGTATAGTGGTAAACTTTTAGAAGCTAGACAATCGGATTGGAAAGACGAGGCAGTTTTGGTAATTTTAACTTTGCCAATATTGGTAATCGCTTGGGGTGTATTTTCAGATGACCCAAACGCATCTCAAAAAATAAAAGAGTTCTTTGAACAGTTCCAACAACTGCCGAGCTGGTTCACTAATTTATGGATTCTTGTGGTGGCGAGTATCTATGGTATTAAAGGTACACAAATATTTAAAGGTAAGAAATGACCATAGCAGCATTTGATCCTGCTTTATTAAGTAATTATTATCAAACTAAATATCTATTACATTTTCAATGGCAAAACTCTGATAAAAAAATTTATAGATATGCTTTAGTTGAAGAAATAGATATAAATAAAATAGATCATAGATTAAAATTTAAAGAAGATGAACAAGGATTAACACAGAAAGAGATATGGTTAAAAAAATATTCGTACAACAATACAGTAAAAAAGTAACACACTTATCACAGCAAGGTTATGGCAAAAAAAAAGTTCAATCTCGAAAAGCTAGAACACGAAAGAATACCAAAAAAAACTAGCATAGGTCGTAGACCTAAAATGAGTAGCATGAACAAGCATAAAAAGCGTTCTTTTAAGGCTTACAATTCGCAAGGAAAATGATATATCAAACTTGGAGGTTATGTTATGGAAAAGATTATTGAAACAATAAAACATTACTGGACCGATCATAAGGTGGTTGCTGGTATTGTTATAGCTGCAATCATAGTTGCAATTATCTGGTAATGAAGATCAGCGAAAGCACTTCAGTAAGTATGCCAATCAAGAATATGTTGGCAATCGTAGCTGGTGTTATTGCTGGCGTTATCGGTTATACAGAATTAACAGGTAGATTGACTTCTTTGGAAACAAGTCGTGAGCTTATGCTTAACGATCTACTCAAAGCGAGTGATCAGAAACCAATCGACCAAGAACAATTCTTAATCCAAGAATCTCTAGCATCTGATCTTGAAAAGACTATTACTAGAGTAGATGAGATGATGCACAATGGAGTTAATATTCAAAGAATGATTAAGGATATTGACAGACTTCGTGCAGATGTAGAAAAATTAAAGGATAAGGTAAGAGAAAATGGAAATGGTTATAGCTCTGATAATGTATCTGAACAATGAGATGGTTGAGCATACATACAAAGAAAGTCTAAGCAAATGCTTGAAGTCAAAGCGTGTTGCTTTGCGTGAAGTCAATCCACAAAGAGTTAGATTTGAATGTAAAAAAGTAAATGCTGTTACCGAAATCTACATGGGTCAAAAGAAAATAGTTAAGATTGAAAGATGAGCAGAAGAGATAAGCAACCACCAAAAACTAAAAAGTATTTCAGGTCCACAAAGTCTGGTGCTGGTATGACCAAAGCTGGTGTTGCAAGATACAGAAGAGAAAATCCCGGATCAAAATTAAAAACTGCTGTCACTAAAAAAACTGGTTTGACAGCAAGAGAGAAAGCTAGAAGAAAGTCTTTTTGTGCTAGATCAGCAGGTCAAATGAAAAGATTTCCGAAAGCTGCAAAGAATCCAAACTCAAGACTAAGACAAGCAAGAAGAAGATGGAGATGTTAGTGTGCCTAAAAAGACTTGGAACAAATCAAAAGATAGAGTCTTTATCTGTGGGTACTGTAACTATTGCCATAAAGAGTTGTTGAATAATGAGGGTGGATGGATTATAAATGCAGAAAAGAAACACTATTGTCACGATGGTCGTGATGGAAGTTGTTTCGATAAATATATAAAGGAGAAACAATATGCCGGGTCACTATGGAAAAAAAATGAAGAAGCCAATGAACAAGAAAAACAAGATGGACAAGAAGAAAAAAAATATGAAAATGAAAGTGAGTAAAAGATAATGCCGGGAAAAGGTAAGAAGAAATACTCAAAGAAACAAATGAAGATAGCTCGTGTTGCAGAACCAAGAGACAGAATAACAGGAGCTGACTTTAAAAAGTTAAGACAAAGTAAGAAAAGAAGATATGGCTAAACTTTGTGCTAGAGGAAAGGCTGCTGCCAAAAGAAAGTTCAAGGTATATCCTTCAGCTTATGCAAATATGTACGCAAGTGCTGTTTGTTCAGGCAAGATAGTACCGGGTGGTAGAAAGAAAAAGAAAAAGAAAAGATAATGTCAAAAGGTTTACGATCTTGGGTACAAGCAAACTGGGTTGACATTGCCAATCCCAAAAAGGGTGGCGGCTTTCCAAAGTGCGGTAGAAGCAAAGGTGAGAAGAGAAGAAACTATCCTAAGTGTGTTCCTGCTGCAAAAGCAAGAGCCATGTCACCTTCACAAAGAAGAGCTGCTGTATCAAGAAAGAAAAAAGCTGAGAGCAGAGGAAGATCAGGTAAGAAACCAAACTACGCTAGGACTTAATTAGTTCGTCAAACTCTTGCCACATTGTTTGATCCTGACCCCAGTATCTTTCACCATTATATTTCATCTGTATTGAATATAAAACTGTAGTGTGATCCTGACCAAATATTCTACCTATATCTGTAAGTGACATCTTATATTTTTCTGCAAGAATATTATGTATTATATTTCTAGCTCGAACAAAGTCTTTGGTTCTTTGTTTACCAACTAAATCTTTTTTACTAAGCTCATACTTCAAACAAACTTTATTTAACAAATCATCAATGACAGACTTTGGTGGGTTGCCTAGTTGATGACCAATAATTTTTTTTGGCTTTGCCATTCTTTCAACAACATCAGCTTTAGTTGATAGTGCTAGTAGATAACCTTCTTTGAAACCACCCTTGTATAGTTTTACTTCTTGATCATTAAGTAAATGAAATGCTTTCTTGTATTGCTTTATAAAATTATTGTTGCCTTTTTTATTTAAGTATTGATCGAATATATCGTTTATTAGAGACATAGTATCCCTGACCCTTTCTTTGTTTTTTATATATTGTTGATGCTTATCTCATCAACTGTTCTTTTGCTTTTTCAACTTTCCAAATCAATCTAAAGCTATCCCTTTTAAGTTTGTTAGCTTTATCCATTGTTGCAAGATATGCTTCATGTTTTTTTCTCTGAAGGTCTTGCAGCTTCTGAAAGTTTTGTTTCAGCTTTTCCATCCTTCTCCTTTTTCACTTTGGTAAAGTCTAGTTTTATTCCTGTGACTTTACATTCTACAAGCTCTCCTTGTGCGTTTGGGTTTGCAGCCTTTTCAATATTATCAAATCTTTCAGACAATAAAAAATTTGCCTCGCCTGATTTAATTCTGATATATTTAGTCATTTTTATCCTTTTTGTCTATAGTTAATTTATGCAGTTCTTTCGCCATTTTTGCATAAATTATTAGATCATCATAGTTATCTGACTTATATTTCTTGGTAGTTCTATATAGTTTTAGACCCATCATTAGCTTTGCAACTTCATGCGGATCAATATCATCTTTGAGTTTGTCGTGTAGTATCACATTGAATATGACAGAAATAAGTCTAAAATTTTCCTTATAGTCGCCATATTCTGCTTCACGACTTTCCATAATTTTTTTGAGTATCTGATCGTTTAAATCTATTGTCGCCATAGTATAGGGGTGGCGGGGAAAACAACTAAAAAGA